CCATTAATAAATAGCCAAAAGAAAGTCTTATTTAGCTTGCTGTAATTGCACATCAAAGCTCGCCACCACAAAAACGTCTCTACTAAATGGGTGGCTGATTCAAACCATCTAACTTGATATGTGTTCATAATTTGTCCTTAAATCTATCTAATAGCGTAGCGTTCTAACCCATATCTCTATACTTAGCTAGTCCATCAGGAGTAATGGCGCTAAACCCAAATAGTTCAGAGAGAAATGGTTTAGGCTTAAGCCCTGTGTTAATAGGGCCAATACCAGCATTAGGATAAAGTATTTGTCCTTGTGTTGTGGTAGTCCAATTCCTGCTAGGTAAAGGGGCTTTAAACCAAGGGCTTAAAGATACACTGTTATCATTCATTAATTCTCTTTGAATAGAAGCCATAGGAGATGATGCTCTACGTTCTACTGTCATGCCAGTATCAGTTGGCAGTTCAGGGATATTCTCTACTGATATTTGCTTACCAACACGACCTACAGCTAATGACTCAGGAGCTTGCCAATTAGCAACACCATTAGCTACACGACTAGGGCGCACTGGCTGTAGATATGATTCATTGCGTTGTGTAATTGGGTTGTAGGCTGTAGTAGGAGCTTTGAGGATAGGAATACCTAACTGGGTATCAATCAATACTCCACCTCTATTAATTAAGTCCCTAGTATATTGAGCTTGACTAAATGGCTCAGCAAAATCATTTTGTAGCTGAATAGAATCGATAGCTTGGTCAGCCAATCTGGTTTTAACTATAGAAGAGACAGGAATACCAGCATCGTACTCAGTACCAACAGCAGTTCTAATACGTCCTGTGTTAGCTCTACCACTATAGTCACTGCCAAAGGATGGCTCCAATACATCATTAATATTGTATTGAATTAATGCTGACGGTCTACCCTCATAAGCCATTCTTTCTTCTTCAAAAGAACCTTGGTCGTTCTTGCCTGATAATCTACGTTGAACTCCTCCCATAGACTCAGCAATACTTTCAGCCTCAGTTATCTTGTCAATGATTTCAGACTGCTCATAGCCAAGAATATCAGCATACATATCATCCCCTTTAGCTATATCACCTAGATAAGCTAACTCATCATTAAGAGGGTAAAGCCTGTCTAGCTCTCTAGAAACTTGAATACCTTCATCCATTACTTCATTAAATTCGTTGTATCCCCCTACTTTGGATGTACTACCAGCTATGCGATAGTTGTTAGGGGACTGTTTAGTATTTGCATCACTAGATAATGTTGCAATCTCTGGTGTAAACCTAGAAGACAAATAGTCGGGCAATATAATCTCTGGTGAAGTAAAGTCTTTAAAGTATCTCTCTTCACCATCCTTTGTTACATAAATAGGCAAGTTATCTCTTCTTCCTACATTGTATGTTTGTCTAGGGATGCGATTAAACTCACCAATTCTTCTAGGGTAGTTGGCAATGTTAGGGTTGGACTCATCCCACTTAAGGTCTGCTGAAAATACATTGTTGGGGTCTTCAGAGAAGTTCTTTAGGTAAAGATTGTCTGATAGATTGGTTTGCCCCTTACTATAGGATTCTCTGTAAGGATTGTAGTAGTCAGTTCCTAGCTCCTCACGGTCTAATCTAGTGGAAGGTCTTTGCGCTATTCGAGCATCAGCGTAGCCAACTATAGAACCCTTACGTCCAGTTAATCCTTCTTCTATAGCGCTTAGGCTTGTGGGAATGTCTCGTTGGACTCCATAATAGTTAGCTGGCAACTCACTGCGATAAATGGGGTTATTACTCTCATCTACAGCCATTCTTAAATAAGGGTCTGTGTTATTGAATAAATCTAGCTGCCTAACACCAGTAGGAATACTTCTATCTCGTTGTGAGTAGTATCTCTGTGGTAGTACTGATGCACTAGATCTAATAGGTAGTTGAACATCAGGACTGTTGAGTACAAAAGACCTATCTTCCACAGTGGTAGTAGGATTACGCATAGCTCTAGCAACATCATTGATGTGCATAGGATATCCATTTCTATCTGCATATTCCCAATCGCTTAGCTTAACTAAAGTCTGACCACCACTATAGTCAAGTGGTGGCAAATTATCAGAGTCACCAGTAGCTTCTAAATACTCCTTACGAGTAAAGTCTTTAGGTATGTTGTTGTTGTCGCTATTACCACTGTTCTGACTACGTTGAATCCTAGAGTCAGCCATCTTTGGAGTCCGCCAAGGTTCTACTTGATTGACCTCAGCCATTATTTCGTCAATTGTTTGATAAGGCTTGTCAGCATTTAATACATAGGTAGCTCCACTGGGAGGATAAGGGCTATAACTTTGTACCCTTTCCCAACGCTTAGCCAACGAGTAGTCAGCCTTCTTGTCAATGTCTTTAGGAACCGAATCAAGTGCTTGTGCAATACGTCCATAGTCAACGTCAGCCTTGCCCTTTAAGTTATAAAACAACTGAGGGTCATTAATGTCTTGTGTCGCTTCAAGGCTATAGTATACCTTGGTAAATGCAGGATCCAGCGGACGACCATCATAAGTAGTTAATCGACTACCACTAGGCATAGTTCTAAGTGCATCTTGCAAGTCATCCATTGCAACTATGCTAGGGTTCTTCCTTTTAAAGCCTGACTTCCACATCTCGTCGGTGGGGTCAAACTCATAGACTCGTCCTTCCTTCTGCGCTAACCCTTGCTCCCTGTTTAAAGTAGAACCATAGCCTACATTAAAACTATCTCCTAGTGCAGGGTCTTTTCGGATTAACTCGCCTAATGCTTTAGCCTGACCTGGGCTTTGTCCTGCCTTCTGAAACTGTATGTCTTCTAACGCTTTAGCCTGTCTAGCTGGGTTGGTAGAGACCATGTTAATAACATCGGGTCTAAACATCTTAGCTACACGATAAGGTGTTAAGTCCTGAGCTAATGCCTCTTTACCAAACTTGCCTACTCTTAGGTTAGGAAATAGCGCGTCTCTACCGCCCAATGAAGGGTCTATCAACTGTGGCGGTAAAGCAAAGCTAGATAGATTGTCGGCATTAAAACTACGAGAAAAACGATACATAGGATTAGGTCATTATTAATAAGCCTAATCCTATCATGGTCAATCAATCAAAAGATAATCAGGGTTTTCGCTAAGAATTCCTTCTTTTGAACATTGAAAGTTTTCATTTGTAAAGTAGATTTCTCTATAACAATCTAAAGCGATTGTAATTTTAGTCACGTAACTTATAATCTCGTCATTTTTAATAACAGGTGTCATGCTTTTAGACACAATTTTATGCTTAACAATTTTACCTGCCTTGTGATAATCAACATCTAAAACGTACATATTTACCTCCTAATACATCCCACCCCGTAGGGCAGGTGTAACACAATTAGTCAGCCCATCTAAAGGTTAAATACTCTCCATTAACTTGAGTAGGCAATCCCGACTCTAGATAGGTTTTTATCCTATCCCTAGAAATCCCCATCTCAATGCCAAGACTTCTTAGCGAGGGATAGACCTTGCCTGTATTAACACACAGGATTGGACGCAATGGTTTGAGAGGCTTTGAATTAATAACTAGATCAACCCAATCTTTATCGCCTTCAAAAAGCCACTCCAACCCATCCACAGAACAGCTCCTGAACCTTCTAGGGTTTTCCTTGGCAAATTGAACTAAGTCCTTATGTTTGATAACCCACAAACCGCCACACTTGTGAGCCTTTAGCCCTGATGAGATATATCGTCTTACAATAATATCCCTGACTCCTAGGAAGCGAGCTACAGAAAGCATGGAATAGTTGTCCACGCGATCCCTCACCCTCTCCTTGTTAACTCTTGCTAACTTCTCTATTTTCGCTTTGATAGCTAAGTCAGATATAGGTAGAGAATAATTTGCCTTAACCCTTGTTACTATCTTCTTGACAGGATAGTAACCAATCAATTGAAGTATAAAGTCTTCTTCTTCCCTAGTCCAATAGTGCCTCATATTTAATTAGCTAATTATCTCTTCTATAGCGTAGCGCCCGTGCTACACTAGTGCAACAACATTGTAACAGAAAGGCTATGAGTAAGGGAAATCCTGCTATACGAATCCCAGAGCCGCTTATACCCGTAGTGCGCTTGATGATTGAAAGGTATAACGCATCGGTCAAAGAGACTCAGAGCCAAGTGGCTAATGAGTTCATGACTAGGTTGGGGGCTGGCAGTAATGGATAAGACTACTGTTCAAGAAGCTTTAACTCAACTGTCGGCACTAGGCTTTGAGTATGGCGAGGAGGTAAAGCTAGGGCTATATGCTAAACCTGACAAGAAGCTATCGCCACGTAAGGCAAAAGGGACAATGCCGTTGCTACCCATTGATGCTATCACTAGAGCTGAAGAAGAAGGTCGTTCTATATACTTCTGCGTTAACCGTGAGTATAAAAATGAAAATGTCAAAACTTGCCAAGTTCTGTTTTACGAGCATGACGATATCTGCAAACACGAGTCTCTTGTCATTTGGCAGTCATTCGGGTTGCCTACACCAACGCTCCAAGTTGATACAGGTGGAAAGTCAGTACACACTTATTATCTCCTTGACGAACCATGTACCCCTGAACAATGGCGGTCTCTACAGCAAGGATTCATCCACCACCTCAAGTCAGATCCATCATTACATAACCCTGGGCGTGTAATGAGATTGGCTGGTTCAGTACACCCTGACACTGGTGAGATTGCAACAATCATTAATAGTAGTGGTGAGTCCTACCCCCTAGAAGTATTCACATCCTTATTGGCGATTCCGACTGCGCAAACACTGCACAATCCTAAAGATGATGTGAGTGCTGCTATTGAATACCTTAAACACATGGGGGCATCAGTAGCAGATGAGTACCACTCATGGGTGAAGGTAGGTATGGCACTTAAAGCTATATCACCATCATTACTACCTGAATGGATTAGATGGTCTAATCAGTCATCTAAAGCTATTAATACTAACTTTGAGGAGAAGTGGGACAGCTTTAAAGGCAGTGGAGTTGGTATTGGCACGCTTTGGTACTATGCCTACAACTTTGGTGGTTGGAGAGGGGCTAAGCCTAAAGGAGTATTCATTGAATCCAATCCCGACATACCTAACAACACAAGCGCTTTCCGTAGAGCCGTGGATTCAGCGTCGTCCTTCCTTGGAGATTCACTTAGATATAACTCACTATCTAATACTTATGTCCTTAATGGTCTAGAGGTAGGTATCAATGATGCTGTAATTCATGTTGAATACAATCATCAGGACTTGCCACGCTTTAAGGAGAAGGCTGTTGTTGACGCTGTAGCTAAACAAAACCAGTTTAACCCAATCATTGATTACATTAAATCCTGCCCATTGCGTAGCACCATAAGTCACACCAATATTGCTAGCAAGTATTGGAATGGCACTGAGCAAGAAGATAGGTATGTAGAAATGTTTCTTCGTGCTGCTGTACTACGACAATTACCACAGATAGACCCAGTTGTATTTCCATTTGTTCTAGTGCTAATTGGCGAATCTGGATGTGGTAAAACTGCTACCTTTAACACACTATTCCAGCGCTGGATACACTATATGTCTAGCTTTGGAGACCCCCATCAAGGCGCTGGACTGGCAAAGAATTGGCTTTGTTTATGGGATGAAATGCTACCAGTTCTTAATCCTAAAAATAGAGATAAAGTCAATGAGTTTATTACCAAAAACCATCTCACTCAAAACATTATGTATGGAGAAAAACATAAACAATCTCCATGCTCGTTTGTTATAGGTGGTACTACTACCGACTACCAGTTTCTTTCTGATAGCTATTCCCAGCGTAGATGGATGGTCTGCACTATTCCTAGCAAAGTCAATATCGCACAACTAAAGAATGATGTTGACGCTATTTGGGCTAGTGCTTATCAATCAGTTTGTGAGTCTAGAACTCTTGGCTCTTTTGATGAATTGATCAAGATAACAACGGCTAACAATAGGCAATACGTTAATGATTCTGACTACGAAAATATTGTTATGCCAGCCGTAAACGCTTACCTAGAGTCAGGTCAAGGTTATGTCTATGTACCTGAAATCATCTCTACCGTGTTTAGCAACAAACCTCCACAAGGAATAGGTGCGGAGATTAGGTCAATCCTCAAAGCAAATGGCTTTACTAGGGGACAATGCTCAAAAGCCTTACACAGAAACAAGTCTGTGTGGTTTAAGCAAGGTTAAATGCGCGTATATGATGCGTATTTTACCCTCTTTCTATTCTTTTATATATATAATGGAGCTTCCTCGCGCACATAGAAGTGTAGAGATAGGGTACGCATCTACGCATTTGTCTTGAAACCCTTTACTAGCAAGCGTTTATGATGCGTAGAAACTAAATTATAGTTTCTACGCATATACGCATAGTTTCTACGCATTAAACGAGTATTTCCTTAATTGCAATGTAATTGCATAGGAGCTAAGATAAAACAAAACCCAATTAAATCAATGCCCAACAACCGTCCCCACTTTCGTCGTCGTTACGAACTTGCCTCTTTCTTGGTATCAACAGCAATACCCGCAGCTTTAGCATTGGTGGGAATAGCTCATCAAGTTCAAATTCAAGTGCAAACTCAAGAAATTGAAAACTTAAGAGCCGAACTTGCTACAATTAGGCTGAATCTAGCTGTTCCTACCAATGTCCAACCCAATCATGGCTCAATCGATTCAACAAATACAGCCAATACCAGTAAATAATCAGACATCTCAACCCGATCCTTTCTGGTCTGTGGTAGGACAATATGGTGTTGGACTAGCGGCTTTACTTGCAATACTAAAAGCCTATGCTGACTACCAACTCAAGGCGGCTATGGAAGACCGTGCGCTAAAGCTCAAGGAGGGGCAGCAAGGACTAGAGCTAGAAGGTCGTGTATTTGGCTCCCTACTCTCACAGCAAGAATCCTCAGTGGCAGCGACAGGACAATTGCTCAACACCTTCATAGCCAAAACCCTTAACCAAGCCGAGGTCAACAGCGAGCAGACCTCTAGCCTTATCGAAACTATAGGCGTACTCACCGAGTCCATTAAGTTCCTTGGCGAAACACAGCAATCCCAGACCGCTATTCTTTACGAGCTTAAGGAGTATTCCGAGTCCCACAACACTGAACTTGCTATCCTTCATGAGTTCAGGCAAGAAATTATCTCTAGGCTTGAGTCGAATGCTACCCTCATCAACCAAGCCCTTGTCCTCATGGAAAGGATTGTCAACTCAGTAGCCTACACAAACATTAACGCAGAGGGGTAGTTTTGGGTCGCTAAGGCAAAGTAGGGGTGAATTGGATTAGGTAGTAAATTTATATTCAAAACAAAGGTTTTAAGATGGCAAAACTCAACACTAAACTCTTCTGCACTTACTGCGGTCTGCCAGCACAATGTCTAGACCATGTAATTCCTGTATCTCACACCAATAAAAAGCGCAAACCATCTGATTACACAATGAGTAATGCTGTTAATGTCGTACCAGCTTGTAATGATTGCAATAGCTCATTGTCTAACTTCTGGTATCACGCCATAGCGTCTAGAGCTGGCTACTTGGCTGAAAGGATAGCAGTAAGACACATTAATCTACTGGATACTCCTACATGGTCAGAAGATGAGATAGCTGAATTAAGTGACAATCTCAAGAAGATCGTTAAAGCCAAGCAAAAGGAGAAAGCTTTACTTCTAGACAGAATTCGCCATTGCAAATTGATAGCTATGCTTTCGGACTTACAACCCTTAGATGTGTATGACTTAATCCAAGAACACGGAACTATTCTTGATTATTTAGCATCTGATAAAAGCCAGTCGTAGTGGCTTGATATTGCATAGCCCCTACAACGTCATTTCTGAGTTATGTGTCATGAACCTAAACTTTCATCTCCCAAGGGGCGCTCTAGAAAAAAGACCTAAGACATCGTGTAGTGGTGATGTCCTAGGTCTAACTCGTTTCTATTTGGAGATTACCCAATAGCGTAGCACTATGGCTAAGTATTGGGTAATGAAATTAGATTGGGCAAACGAAATAATGTGCTGACGACTCAGAGTCGTCTAAACTGTTTTGAATAATTTTATGTTGTGGGGGGCAAACAATTTCATCTGTCATCCCCCAGTTGGCACGATAAGATTCATAAAGAACCACTGACTCGTCAGTTCTATTAAAGAACCATTTGTCTTTTGCAAACCGTTCTCCAAGGAATGTTCTACCATGTGAGCATCCACCATAGAGAGAGGTTGCGTTTTCTCTATCTGCTTTTGTGATAATTGATTTCATAGCAAACTCTCCATTAACAACTATCCACTCCCGTAGGAATGAATAGCGTCATTTACCATTTAGACCAGAATAGAACTGTAGCAAACAAGCTAAATGGCAATGAGACAAACAAAGATTGAACATACTTGCCAGTTTTGTAGTAGTAAATCCACAAAAAGTGAGCGCTGTAAACTTTAGGATGCTTTATCATACAACTCAGGCAAAAGCATCAAAACCCTTGAGTTATCTAATAGCGTAGCGTCATACATTAAAGCGTAGACAGACAAGCTATCAATACTAGCGTAGCGTCCTATCTCCAAACATAGAAAACAAAGCAAAAAAAAGCTGTGTAGACTAGAGGATAACCCCTAACCTACACAGCCTAAACCTTAGAAGTCGATGTCAATCAATCTCATGTCAAAGCATGAACTATAGACAATGGACTCACCACTCTTGCGATCCACGCCAGTAGCAGAAATGACTTGCACCTTATATACATCAGGGACTACGTGAGTACCAACGTAGCCAATGACGACACCACGCTTAATTGAAATAACAGGGAACATCTCAATAGCACCCTTCTTCTCATTAAACAGCACAAACTCAGGGCTAACTTCAACGGTTGTCTCAAATGAGTGCTTACGCAACACGTCAAGCATGGAAGTCTTGACGGAAGTATCAACATTCTTAAAGAATACACGTTCCTTCTTGAGAACCAACTCAGGGGTGTCATTGAGGATACGCTGAGTAAATAACATCCAAGGCTTTGTAGCTGTGGGAATGTATTCAGCGCCATCTTGACCAACTTCAATAAGTCTATCCTTGGAATAGGACAAATCCCAGAACGCGCTGAACTGAGCAGTGGTAAACTCAGCACATTGACTACGAGCTTGGTCAATAAGGGCCGATACTTTCTTAGTATCAGCATCACCTTCTTTGCACAAGGCATCAAAAGCTTTGAGGGAAGCCTTGAAGTCGATAGCTACTTGCTTATCGTGGGCTGAGTAATCACCCCAGATACCACGAAGATGAGTTAGTGGTTTCATGCCATCCAACAACGCTGGAACTTCATGAAGGCTATTCACATAGTTCACACATGCAGCGATTGTACCAACATCCTTCTTCATGAATGCCTTCTCACCAAAGCCAGATAGCTTCTCTGTGAATAGACCACGATGAATGTAAGGCATAGAGCGCAAGTCATTAGAGCGCTGGTCAGTTTGCCATGCTTGATAGTATTCCATAGCACCATCAATGATTGCTTTTAACTCCTCTGGGTTAGTGGGAGCATACTTCTGACAGTCAAGGTATAGTTGAGTCGCACCAGTTAGGATTGCAATAGCAGGGAGCTTAGCATTAAAGCCCTTAACCCCACTAGCCTCAGTCGCTTGACAATACATGGAGGTAATGCCACTACAACCCATCTCAAATGCGCTTTCATAGACCAAACGGGTTAGAGTACCCCAATCCTGATTAACCTTAGACTTCTCCTTAACTACAGGAGTAATAGGGCAATGACGCTGAAGCTTGACAAAGTGATTAATAGCTGCAAGATAGGAATCTTTGCTCTCATCATATTCATCTTTAACCACGCGCTCATCTTTCCAGACTAGAGATGAATTGCGGTCGCCATCAAAGTCCATCGTGCAAACTGATGCTGATTGGTGGCTCATGAACTCACAGCCCGAACCAATGCCGTCAGCACGGTGAGTCAACACAGCTAAACACTGTTCAGCATGATTCATGATTGGAGCCTTGCCCCTAACCACTAACAAGCCAATGTGTTGAACGCCACAAGACTCAACCATACCAACAGCATTGTGCGGTAGTTCCTTCTTGCCTTGATAGAACTTACCATCATGCCATCTGAGCTTAGGGGCATCAGAAGCACTAATAACATGAAGTGGAAGTGTATCGTCAGGAAGTGCAGTACGAACTCTGCCCTCATAACCCATACCTAGAGCCAACTTCATCTTGCGTTTGCTAATGGAACTGATAATGCGCTGAATGATGGTGGGGTCTTTCAAAGCCCAATTCAAATGTCCTGAAGTTGCAATAGAACTCATAGCTTTATAGAACCAATCATCTCTAGAGTTCTCAACTTCATTCCCATCCTCATCTTCCTCAAACCAGACTACCTTGGAGTTAGCTTCAGCATTAAAGAACTTAGCAGCTTCTTGAATGGAAGAACCAGCTTGGTTAAGCTTGATCATCTGTTCTGCAATGTAAGGCTTGCGAACCTCTAGCACTGACTTACTCATAGAACGAGCAAACTGACTCCCAAATGCAGCCTTGCCATCAACAGCTTGCATCGTTGCACCTAACGTAATAGTCAGCACACCATCAAGAGTTGGCAAATTAGGATAGCCCAACTTAAAGCAGCTCTTAGGAATAATCACGTGATAATCCTCTGCCATGTCATGAGACACAACAAATGTACCCTTAGCCATGCTTGCAGATTCACCAACTAAAAGCCTGAATTGACAACCTTGCTCTGCACCATCCAAGAAAGTAACAGGCAAGCCAGTCATTGAGTTGAAGCCAGTAACCTTAGTGCTGAGATAGTCAGCAAGTCCTTGAGAGATCTTGATGTGACAGTCACCAACACCACCCACAGCTTGACGAGTATCATAGTGCTTGATAGTCTCATCGTCCCATGTGGAGATAACTTCCCACTTAGGCAATCCATTCTCATCAGCACCAACACACTGATTAATGGAACCAGCATGAACTTGATAGCCACTGAACTCATCTTCCACAACCAACACACGCAATTTAGCAGTAACAAGAGCTTTGTTTGGAGTCAATGGCAGTTGATAGCCCATCATCAATTGCTCATAGGACTTACTAGGATGAGTCATGAGAAGCTTGAAGTATTCGACTAGACGCACATCAGAAGACATCAACATAGATGCAGAAGTCTTAGCACCACTGGTTGCTTGAAGCAGATAATATTGAACTCCATTGAGACACATCCCATTATCAGCAATGTCTTGTGCCGTGGAAGCCAATACTTCCATCTTCTCGGCTAACTCAGCCTTACCTTCCTTGCCACCATTGCGTAATTCCTTGGGAGCAATACCAGCTAGCTCAACGATGATTACAGACTGATGAGGCACATTGAGATTGCCACACACAACCTCTAGCATTGTGTTCCGCAATGGAACTTCCATTGTCTTGATGAATGCAGAATTAACAAACTCATACTTAGCAATATTCATAGCCATTGTCCTTACTCCAATAGATTAATAGAAACTAAACAGCAGAAAGTCACCCTCATGGCGTAGCGTCATAACTTATGACTATACAGAAACCTATGAGGAAAGCAGTTTATAGCCATGCTTAGGGTTAATGGTTAAACGTATTCAATAAATGCTTGGCGCACATTCTCAAGGCTAATCATCGGATACTTAGCAACCCACTCACGAGTTGCTTGAACCCAGCGCACTTGTCGAATTGCTTCTTGTTCTTCAATGGAACAGGAATTAAATTCATCCAACAAAGCAGAATCAGAAAGAATAAATACCGAGAAAGACATAACAACCTCCAAATAATTAACTACAATGCAACCAAACCAAAGGTATAAAAGTTAAGTCACTTGCGTCATGAAGTGACCATCCAAGTCAAAAGATGTATCATGTAGGGTTTGCACAAATACTGCACAAACCCTTGACGTTCCTGATACTATGCCGAGATAGGCTTAGCATTGTGCCATGCAGCCCTAATCTCAACAATGTTATGGATGCCGACATGACCCCATTCAGGGCGAGCAAAAGCGATGATTTCAAGGCGAGTCTCACGTGGCAGCTCTTGAAACTTGCGCCACATAGCCCTATCGAAGTCAGTGACTTCAATAGTAGGAGCAGACTCAACTACTGCGGTAGAAGCAGTAGTCTTGGGCGCAGTAGCCTGACGCTGAGGCTGAGCCACTTGCTTCGTAGAAACAAGCTCCTCCAGCGCATCACAGCGATGTGCATAGGATTCAACTGCCGACTCAAGGCGCTCATTCTCAACCGCAAGAGCATCACGGTCATCCTCAATGGACTTAGCGCGTTGGTTGGATGCCTCCAACTGAGACATCAAGATACCAACTTGAGTAGTGGCATCTGCCAACTGGCGCTTGACCATCTCCAACTCGCGGGCAAGGTCGCTTACGTCTAAGGGGATGTCGTAAAGTTGCTGCTGTAACTCCTCTGCCTTGGAACGCCATACTTGAGCCTCAAACTTGAGTTCTTCGTTGGCATCATTCATCTCGTGCCACTGTTCTGAAATAAGTTCAGCATTGTCTTGTTCAAACTTAATTGCAGCGCGAAGCTTGGTAACTTCGGCTTGGTTGGCTTCCAATGCAGCAAAGATTTGAGCTTTGGTTGAATTCATGGTAACTCTAGACATGACAGTAATCTCCAAATTAAGTAAATAATGTATGCTTTAAACGAAACGAAGTTAAAAAAGTTAAGTCACTTGTGATGAGGATAAGTAACTTAACTAATAGGTTAGAGCGCTGACAACAACGCAACTAACTCATGCCTGCGAAGAGAGCTATAACCCTTAACGCCCTGACTCTTGCATAGAGCTTTGAGAGCTACAACTGTCATGGCGCTGTAGTCATCGGGGGGTACACTGGGCTCATCAATGGTAGTGACATACACAGGAGATGCCATTGACTTAGCACAGGCAACTCTTGCAGTATCCGATAGCGTAGCGTTAGAGTCGTCGTCTAAGATGTCAATCATTGACTGAAGTAGGTCATCAGCCATTGCAGATAGCTCAGCGCCCGTAGGGTGATCCTCGCTGATAAACGCAGAATCAGCAGAGGAGAGACACACTGAGCTAATAATGACGCTAATGATTGAGGCGATAGCAATCAACTGAGCACAGAAACCAATAGCAGAGAGTAGTAAAGACATAGCTGTAACCTAAATAAACTATGCCATCGCTACAGCGTAGCTAAGAAAGTTAAGTCACTGGTGCTACTAAGAACAGCGCCCGAAGGGTGATCCAATTGTGATTGCAATAGTATCTGTGCGTGAAGGGAATGCGTGTAATGCGCGTAATGTATGTGCCAGCGCAGAGAGACACTCAACACTTAGTACAACCACATCATTATACGGAAACGTATAATCAAGTTGAGTGGGATACAGCATCGACAGGGATATCTGCTCTAAGCAAAGGGTTTTTTGTTCTAAGGATTCGAGTTGATATGGTTGAAGTATTACAACTAAGGAAAAAAAGAGGTTGAGTACTTCCATTTAATAAATACTAGAAGTTGGTACAAGCTCCGCAGGGCACAACTAAGGAAAAAGTGGAGTAAAGTACTTCCATTTAGTAAATATATAAAGTCAGTACAGTTAGAATGGAACACGTTACTTAATTGCAAGACTTTATCCTAGGGATTTACAAGCATTTTTTATTTCATTACAGTTAAAATAACTTCAAGTACAGCACCTTTAGGCGAGAATTAATGAATAGAACTAAGCTACAATGAATAGAACTACAGTAATTAAAGAAGATAATGAATAAAACAGAAGCTTTCTGGTTTAAGTGGAAGTATAAACATAGCAAATAGACCCCATCCAAAGAATCTCACCTCTATCGAGGCGCTGACACATGGGAGTTCTACCCTAATACAGTGATATCGCCCCATCATTCCAGAGTATTTCAGGTGTCAAGGGGCGCTGGGCTAGGGTAGGTGCGTGATACCTGAAATACTCACCTCTATCGAGGCGCTAGCAAGTCAATTAAGTGACTTACAACACTCCAGACTAGTCCATTGTAGTGATTGTGTTCGCCCAACTTAAAGAGTCTTGCACAATCTATGCCAGTTCGTAGTGCAGTAGAGCAACCGCGTGAGGCTAGGAGCAATTTATCAAGCTCTTCGAGGTCTAAATGCACAACTTGTTCTGCTGCATAACAAGCATCTTTAAATAGTATTTCAGATCTGTAATGTGGATTATTGTTCATTGCTTTGCAAAGGGCTTTATTACCAAGATATTCGTATTATTTGAGGAGATCACATCTCTCGATGCGCTGTGTGATAGACTCTTGATGTAAAGTTATCGCCTGTACGGGGTCGTGCAGGGGTGTCCCCTGTATGTCAGGTAGATTAGCAAAACAGAGAAGAATGGCTAAGAGGAAAATAGAGGTATTGGAATCTTATCTAAGTGGAGATAGGACTACAATACCTCTATTGTCAGCTATGGGGCTAAGGGAAGTTAACGAGCAAATGGTTAGGGTTAAGTTGGCTCAGTTGAATCAGAGAGTGCATTAGCACGACGAGTAAGACATTCTTTGACTACTTCTGTGCCAAGAATTAATTCGCCATCAACAGATGCAACTACTTCTAGTGAGTCAATAATAATTTGCTCATTGTGGTCAATTGCTATGACTACTGAAATGTCGCCTTCTTTGTCTAAAGCATTAGAAAGAGCTTCTATGAGCTTAGAAATATTCATGTTTTATTACCCAATCCTGTTTTGAACTGGTTTGTCGGTGTACAAACTTTTAATGTATTCTTCATTTGCCTGCCCAAAGTGTTGAGATTGCACTGGAATAGTTTGATATGGGGTAAATGGAGATTGATTCATCTTGTCAACAAACATTTGTCGCTCATCAGCATTCATTGCAGCTATTCTTGCTAGCTCAGCATTAACATCTACTTTTTGCTGTGGCGCTGGTTGTTGCTGTGGGATTGGCTGAGGGGCTAAAGCGGAACACAATTGGGCTAGAGTTACCATAGATGCGTTCTTGCCTTGCATAGACGACATCACAAGTTTCTGTAGTTCAGGCGATCCAATACGTTTTAGAAGTTCGTAGTAGAAAGGCATGAGGTCATTCTCGCGTTCGACTAACTCATTGACAAGGTACTGGTCATCCCATTCGTGGAGGGAGCGGTGTTTGTGGTTGGACTCTTGGGGCATAGACTGTGCTGCTGTGGTAATAGTGGTAGAAATGTTGTCAACTTTGGTGTTGAGATACATGACGACATTAGTAATTTCGCCTAGCTTGTAGTCAATACTGTCAAGTGTGAGCTTGAGTGGCTCTCCTTCAGGGTAGTAATGACTTTTAAACGATACATCTCTAGGGTTGTACTGTGGTGCTTCTGGGGCTACAGTAGGACGGTTAGCCCAATACTGTTCGGAGTCTTGTTTGAGTTGGTTGAGTTGAGCTTCTGACAGTGTTGATTTAGGCTCATCTTGAGTTGGGTCAATAATAGATTCGATATTTTCAAGATGGACTGGCGAATCTTTGGGTGAGTTGTAAGCTGCATTTTGCAATGCTAATTCTAGTGCGTCTGCCATAGGGTTAAGAGTATACTTGGACTATTATTTCTCTCTAGCGTAGCGTTCTTGCGCCCGCAAGGAAGTTTTTAGATTCTCACATCCCTGTGGAGTCTGACAGCTATGCGGGTTTGAGCTTACCTTATATTATTCTTTAAACCTATGACAACCCAAAACCGTACAGCTTCAATACTAGATGACTTAATAGATGGGTTTAAAGGTGACTTTGATGCAGCGCGGAAAGGTCGTCATGCTGCCTACGAGAATTTGGGTAAGAGCCAAGGTAGAACTGCTGCTCAGAACATAGGAGGCTTTGTTGGGAGAGTGGCATCTGATGTGGTAGGAGATGAGACTCGTAACACCTACTGGAGGTACAACCATCCTTTAGCCATTTCATCATTTATGGGTAGTGACGCACTTAAGGTAACGGGGATGCCTGTGGGGTATCAAGCGTTAGGTGGGGCTGCTCTGTCATTAGGAGTGATGCCTATAGCGTCAGGCAACTTCGATATAGGCAATCTAGGAGAGTTTGGTAGACCTAAAGGATACCAAGCGTTATTTGCTGACCCTACCGATAAGACTAAAACTACTAACCCATTAGGTGAGTTTGCGGGTCGGTATTTCTTAGGCAGGAAGGGCAATATCTTACCTTATGAAGAACTGGTCAAAGAAAGACCTGATGTTACGCCTGAGAAGTATGCTGCTGCTATACAGAGTGGTGGGTTTATGAGCAAAGACTTTTTTGGATTGCAAGATAATCCTACTCAATCAATAGGGCTTGGGATAGGTGCGGGCGCTTTACTTGGTGCTTGGGGTCGTAGAGGCAAGTACTCAAGAGGTGAAGATGGAAAGATTAAGGTAGAACCTAGAGTAGTGACTGCTCCTGAGAACACTCCTATTGCCAAGTACACACCTACAGAGCAGCCACACGTTGCTGATGTAGAAGCACTAGGTAGGTTCTGGGTAGAGTCTCCTAAAAGGGTTGAGATGGGTACTCCTGAGAACTTGATAGCTGGTGGCATTAAAGGCGCTGTACTAGGTGGATTGGTAGGAGCTATGGTTCCTGCTGCTGCCGAGTTGGGTGCTATTAAGACACAGAAAAGCTTGAGTGGTGAAGATTCGATATCGCTTTTAGGTTATGAAGTACCTATGAGTGCAGCGTTAACTACCTTAGGCGCTGGTGTTGGACTTAACTATTGGGCTAGGAAGAAATTTAAGCCTAATGATTTTAATTCTGAGGATGTGGAGGATGCTATTAATCAGTATCAAGCTAAGAGACATGATACTCAGAGAGGCGTTGATGGGCTGGATGTTAAGTATAATCCTCAGACCAAGGAATGGGTCTATCACAAAGTTGAACCTTAGAGAATACATAGTATGATTAGAGCAAAGATAAGGTATTAACTTATGACGCAAGGAATGAGAGATAGGTATAGCAAATTACCTGCTTACGCACAGTATGGAATCCCTGCTGTTGGTGGATTAGGTGTATTAGGATTGGGCGCATTAGCTTTAGGTGCTACTGGCAATCCATCTCAACCAGCAATACAAGCAGTTCAGGCTACTGGTCAAGCTAATGCTAATGAACAGTCAATGGTTGGGGATAATACTCAGATAGCACTGAAGCGTCAAGTGTATGGCGCTCCCCTCAATGACATGGAAGCGCTTCAGACTGCCGCTAAATTGTCAAAGGATCTCTATAAGTTCCCTGAGAAGAAAGAGAAGGCAATCCGTGATGCTGAGATTGAAGGCCAGCTAATGGCACTTCAAGCCGAAGCTTTGAGACAACAATACCTTAACTAATACTATGGACTCAATGAGAAATCTAGTACGCAAGTACGCGCTTGCCGAAGCCACTAATCCAATGGCACAACAAGCTTTTGACTATGGCACTGCTGGTTTAGTAGGCGCTACTGGTCAACAGTTAGCGAACTGGGCAACTGGCGGTGACGACCCTAACCCTTTACTGTCAGGGGCTTTGTTCTCTCCTTTAGGGGCATTAGCTGGTCGAGCGGTTAGGAACAAGTATATGTCTCCTACTCTACCCTCTAGCCAAGCTTTAGGCATGGCATTAGACGAATCGATTGCTGGCAGAGATATGGTCAATCCTATTGCTACAGGCGCTTTGATGGCTAGTGCTGCTAGCGGATTAGCAAGTACAGGAACCAATGCTTATAACCTAGTGACTGGTTCTAACGCAGAACCGTCTACTGCTGTTAATGCTTTAAGCTCAATCGCTCCTTTGTCGTACTTTCTGCTTGGGCAAAGAAATAGAAATCAATCTTCTCCTTTTGTCGGTTTACCTAGTCCCAGGGTCTAATGGCTTATTCTTCTTTAAAACCACGCTTAGCTAAACTTATCCCAGAGTTAACTAATAATGAAACAGCACTTAGGCTAGCCCTACCAGCCGCTATTGGAGGCGCTACTGGTTTAGGCGCACTTGCCTATAATGCTGTAGCACCCTTAGACGTTGACCCTATTGGATTAGCTGTTGGTACTGGACTAGCTCTAGGAACGCAAGGTCGCACACCCTATAGCTATGCTGGTATTGGCGCACTAGGATTAGAAGGCGCTAGATACCTTAACAATGCGTTCACCAACTCTAGCGACACCGAATCATCACCCCTAATTGCTATGGGTATTGGTGCTGGCGCTTTAGGGCTGAGAGAAGCTTTGAGGAGAGGTGCTGTTAGATATGAGGATGTAGGCTTTCCCGCTGCAGGACGCATGGCTCAAGGCTTGGGAAAGCCTAGCGCTACTGCAACTGCCGTAGATGTAGTAGCGGCTCCACCCCGTAAGCCACCACCTAGTCCAACTAGACCTACGCCTAGCCCAAGAGTGGCAACTGAGGCTAATGTAGCTCCCCAAGGACTGGTAGTTTCTACCCCTACTATTGAAGACTACATAGCTAAATCTCCACTGCTTAACAAGGAAAGGGCAATGCGTTATGCTGACCCTCGCTCAGAAGAGTATGAGCCTGACTTTGCAAAGATGCTGACTCAAGACTTGAGTGATGACTTCAGGGCAGAGCTAGCATTCCCTGATGATGTACTTAGAGAAGCCTTTAGGGGTAGTGGAGTCCCTGCCCCTGTAGCTACTGGCGCAGTTCATCTGCCAATACTCCGTAGTAGCTTTGACTACCCAACGCAAAGGCATAAACTCAACTCCGATGTCATAGTCTTTAGAGGGTCTAATCTTGTTGGAGGAGAAGGCAAGTCTAACCTAGTAAACAAAGGTGTAGTGCCAGAAGGGACCTATTACCCTAACGCTGTTACATCTAATCCGAGTTCTCTAGAGTATATCTCTACTGGCAAAGACCCTAGAATAGAAGATCCTGGCTTTTACATTCAGAACCCTCGCACCAAAGTATTTGAATCAGTGCTAGAGCCTAACCCTGGGCAGGCAAAAGAAGCTTATAATCAACTCGTTACATCAGGAAGGATGGCAGTACCTATGACACAAAAGAGCCTGAATGAACCAATGCTTTATGTTGACGAGCTAAGTGGCGGTAGCTCCCCCTACGACATTAACGACTTCTATGGTCTAAAAGCGTCTAAGGAAAGAACTGCCGATAAGAAAACTGGCAACAAATATTACAAAGGAGTATTTGATTAATGGCAGGTTTTTTAGCAGGATTACTCCCCTTGGCTGGTAGGCTTCTTAGTTCTGGCAGCCTACTCAAGTCAGCATATAGTGGCGGGTCTGGATTAATGAACCTAGCTATGGACGCTATTCCTTTGGTGACCGATATGGCTAACAACGATGTGGGTCTTAAGTCATTTACTGGCTTTGCTGGCACTATAGCTGGGACTAAGTTTGGTGGTCGTGAACTTAATCGTGCTGGCGCTGAAAAGCTAGAATCTGACGTATTGAGTAGAGCGGCTAACTATAAGAAAATGACCGATACTACTGCTGGTCCATATAGACCATTCGACCTTGATTCAAAAGCATTTAAGAAAGACTTGAGTTCTGAGTTAATAAATGACCCTAAATATTCAAGGCAGGGTTACAACATGGGCATCGGCATGGGTGCCGACATCGGGCTATACTCGCTAACATCTGGAATGGGTAAGCCTAAAGAGCCTATGGAATCTACTCAACTTAAGCAGCAACAGGATTTCTATGATAGTCCTATCTCTCGCTACATTCAAATGACAGGAGCTTTATAATGCCATACGAGCCTAGTTATCCCTCCCCTCCTCCTAACCGATACCTTGAGGATGCACTCAACTCAGCTAATGACACTGCTTTCAAGCAAAGGCTTTATGATGCTGCGCCTAGCCTTAACTTCTTGGGGCTAAGACTTGGTGGTTCTGAACTATCCTCAGCAGACAGGGCTAAAGCTGCCCAGTTAGGCATTGATACATCAGCTATTACTAGTCCCGACCTATTCTCTTTCGGAAAGTGGAAAGCCTTAGATGCTATCAAGCCTAAAGAGCAAATAGCGATGACTCAATTGCCAATGGTCAAAGCTGCTGAAGATAGACAATTTCAGCTACAGCAATATCAAATTGATAGGCAGCAAGATCTTCAGAAAGACCAAGCTCAAATGCAGTTTGACTTTGGCTCTAAGATGGCTGATAAACAACTTCAAGGAGCCAAAGAATTAGCTGAACAACAAGGTAAAATGGGGCTTAGACAGTCTATGTTTAATTCCGCAATGCAACGCGCAAGTACACCTATCAACTGGTTAAGATAATGGGTCTTTCTCGATCAGCTCAAGTATCGGCTCAGAGAGCTAAAAACGATAGACAGTTTGTTCGCGACAATGCCATTCCTTATGGCAATATTGCTGCTAGCAATGCTGTTGAATCATTAGGATCTAGCACAAATATATTAAACCTTCGTGCTGCTAACTCTGACACTACTCAATCTCGAATGGCATTATCTCTGAGTGATATAGCTAAATCTGGTAGTGAATCATTTAGCAAGAATACAAAGTTATCTCTTGGCAATCAAAGTTCTTTGAACTCGGACTTTGAATTGTATAACAAACTAAGTGATAGGTCTCTCCAAGATAGAGGGGCTATGGGCAACCAAGACATTGACCTCACTAAGCGCAAGATTAAAGAGGTTGATACACTAGCAAATAATGAAGCTAACCGCGCTTATGGCATACAGTTAGCCACCCAATTCCCATACCAGAAGTATGCTAACGAATCAGCTAGCGCTAGGTCTATTATGGATAACTCGCAGGCAGCTATCCCTACATTCCTTAATCGCGCTACCGCTTCTCGTCTTAATCCTGTATCGCTGAGCCTTTAAATGCACTTTCGATTACCCAGTGCTTCAACCCTGTGGCTTTAGCTAGGTACTTGGCTAGTTTTTCTACTTCTGGCTTATTGTCTAGAAACTTGTAAGGCAATAAAACTATTCCATCAGTTAGGGTTTCGCAAGATATTCTATACATATTGCTTTCAATAAATTACCCTCATTAGCGTAGCGCCCCATGACACAAGCCAAGCCTAAAATGGCATTCAACTCACCTGAGTTTGCTAAAGCTGCTGAATCTCTCAGCGGGAGAGCAGCTAACTTTAATACAGCAACTCAACGTTCATCTACCATAGGGATGAATGACTTCAATAACTCACAGCGCTCTGCTGTAGATACAGCTAACTATGCTCTATCGACCAACCCCCTAGTCCAACGCTCTCAATACGAAGATTCGCGTAACTTCACCGAAGATGCTCGTAGGTTTGATGCAGGGCTTAACTTTAAGAATACTGCTGACCAGCGCGCTAATGACACTCAAAAATATGGCATTGGCGCACAACTAGATGCTTCTAAGTACAATGCTGATGCTAGTGTTAGATCTACTCAGATAGGTGCTGACGCATCTAAGTACGGTGCTGACCGAAACTTGGAAAGCAATAAGTATGTAGCTGACTCTAACTTAAGAGCAACTGGTGTTAATGCAGATGCAACTAGATTTAGTGCGTTGTTAGGCGCTGGCACTGCCACTCTTAACTCACAACAATATCGTCCTTCATTCAATAGGTAGTCATGTCCTTCTCTTTGCCTGTTAGTCCTGACAATAGCTCTTGGATAAATAAAACCAACCCATCTTTTAATCAATCGTCTTTTAGCCAGAATGGAAGTTCTAGTACTTCAACCTCTAGTATCAACTCTGGGTTTAGTGGTGACCTTCAAAATGTCTTTGCCTCACTAGGCAATATAGCTGAGACTAAAGCTCAAAATGATCAGCGTCGTTTTAGGGAAGACTTGCCGTTTCAGTCTAGGATTTATCAAGACTTTGACACTGAAGCCGCCCAAAGGACTGAAGGCATTGACATCAGGGCTAGACAGCAAGCCTCCGACCTAACTAAAGACCGTATGCGATTACAGTCTCAACAGAACATCGCTGAAGAGCAAAATCGAGGCAAGGTGCAAGTTAGTACTACTAGCGCAACTAGGGATGCTGACTTGAAGAGAGCGTTGTCTGTATTGCCGAGAAAGTAGAATTGTTGACTTTCATATACATTTATAGGACTACTTTGTAATGGCAAGTGGAGCAGCACGTAATCCATCTCATAGACCCAAGAAGTACCCTGATGAGTTGCCAGCACATCAGGTTATTCAATCATTTTTTACTCAGCAACCAGACTTCTCTCTAGAAGCTGAGTTCACCTTGCTCTGCAAACGCAACCCTAAAGAGTATGGCCAACACTTAGCTTGGCTAGTCAAGAATGGGTGTGTATGCTCTATTCCTCAAATCAAGGCATGGTTAAAAGTTAAAGGAATCAAAGCTGGCACTGAAGCTAGCCTAATGAACTCTAAACTAGAGGAGTATGCTGGTGTTGACTTTGTGGGGGGATTAGAGTCTATAGCTGTAAAGACAGCTACCCTAACCTTTAACTACGCAGAGATAATCCAGCAAAAGCTGGATGGTGGAGATTTAACTGAACCGCAAATACAATCAATCATCGCTCAGTACCCCGCTGTGGTAGGACAAACTAAACAGATACTACAAGCCCTAGCACAAGTCAAAGAGCGTGCTGGTGAGCGTGAACTCCTACTAGCTGGTGCTGATAGGGCAAGGTCTTTGGTACTCAATATGGTTGAGAAGAACTCACCCTTTAGACCAGCATTAGAGCAATACTTCCAGTCTGCTATTCAACGGATTGCGGAAGAAGTTTAGTCGTCATCACTATAGATGTAAGCATGAGGAAGGACGACTTCCCCCTCATTAATCTTGTTGTATCTAAAATTTCTTTTCAACTTGCTACAATAACCAACTCTAATATTGGTAGTGGAGTCTTGCCCAAAAGGTCTACCTACAACAGCGTCCAGCTCACCATACCCTTGGGCCGCCAACACTTGCAACTCAGCAATCAATTCGTTAACTGTCATGCCGTCCTCCATCAGGAATAATCTCAGATACCTTAGTCTTCCCACTCATAGCAACTAACTCTTTAGTCACTTTATACATCCTAAACTTATAGTTAGGTTGTTTCTCTTGCCAGTAATGCCACATTTCAATAGCTGTAATCTCATCACAACCAAGGTCGGCGTAATGCTCCCAGTTGCCATCATTGGTGATGTCGCGCTCTAGGGTGTAGTTAGTCATCTAATACCTCGATTTTGGCTAGCTTAAATTCAGCCAACAAAGAATAGCGTTTTCTTTTAACAGATAAAAGAGTCTCAGCTTGATCTTTTTTAAGCATTAAATGACTAAGGATTGCCCATTCTTCTTCACCTTTTGGCTTGTGTAGTATTATCCACATATAATTACTCTATACATTTCTTCCCCAGCGTAGCGCCCTTATGGCTCGATTTAGACCATCTACATCTCTCGGACTTCAGATACAAGCTGATGTTACTTACCATAAGAAGGCTGCAACACAAGCTACCCAAGGCATTGTCCTTAAGGCTAGACAGAACACCAAAGAAGGGTTCACAGCTTTTCGTGAGTACGTGTGTTTCCCTCAGATTTCTGCTAATGAGGAGGGTGTAGAGGATGTCAACGAACTAGCCGCACATAAGTATGCACGCCCAAAGCACCATTCTGAGTGGATGGATGAGCTATTCACAGGTGAAGACTCACGATGCCTCAAAGGTATTGGCGGTTCTAACACTCTAATTCTAGCCCCACGACTATCGGCTAAATCACGCTTCATGACTGAGTGGGTAGCTTTCCAAATAGGATGCCAAACCGAAGCAGGTATTCCTATCAAAGTACTAGTCATTTCTTACTCAATTACTATCAGTACTCAGAAATCCATCGAAATAAAACAAATCATTGAGTCCGATAGGTTTCAGCAAGTGTTTCCTAACGTATCTAAGGGTAAGAGATGGTCTGATGAAGTGTGGGAGATAGATAAACGTAAGGCTGGACTACAAGCATTGGGAGAGCCATATACTCTAGCCTGTGCTGGTATTGTCGGTTCGGTCACTTCTCGAAGAGCGCACATCATTCTCTTTGACGACCTTATTAAATCACCTGCTGATATTGAGAATCCAACTGTACGGGAGAAGATGGCTAGCACTTACCACAATGCCATTAAACCCACCATGTTCCCTGGAGGTAGGCAAATATGTATTGGTACACGAATGTCTGCTGATGACCTATATGCCACTGAGTTCAACACAGAGAAGCGATGGAAAGTCATTGAACAGCAAGCCATAGTCGAAAGTGATGATGGCAAGGAGATGTCGTACTGGGAAGAATTCATTCCGCTAAAGCATCTACTCACATTGCGCGACCCAGATAAAGGGGGCGACCCTATATCATTTAGTTTCCAATATCAAAACAAGATTGTGTCCATTGGCGGACTAGCAATACCTTCGGAGTGGATTCATTACGACTACCCAGAGAAAGTAAGTGCTTACTCTAGGTTTGCTATTGGCACTGACCTAGCCGATTCGGTTAAGAAGAAAGCTGACTTCACTGTATTCACTCTAATGGGTAGAGTAGGCAATACTGGTTCTGGACGCATTGATGTACTTGGTAGCGCTAGATTCAAAGCTTCTGGGAACATAGCTAAGTTAAATCAACTGCTAATCCTTCTCTACGACCATGACCTTTTAGACATAGATGAGGAAGGATGGACTAATCCTGATGACCCTATTGCTCGACAATTCCCCATTAAATACAAGTCTAGACCCAATATATATATAGATCTTTATCTAGAGGACGTATCACAACAGCTAAGTATTATGGCTGACTTTAATGCACTTATTAAAGTAGCTATGGGTATTCACTCCATACACCCTAGACCACTTAAACTTAAAGGAGACAAGAGGGAGAGACTCATGGCTGTAAGTGGTGCATTACAGACTAAACAAATTACCTTTAATAAGTTTAAGTACTCTCCCTCTCAGTCCACTATCAAAGAACTTCTGTTCTTTGGATCGACATTGCATGATGATTTTGTAGATAGTTTGACTTGTGGTGTTATTGGGTTGGGTTATCGATTGCCTTTGAGCTAATCAAGAGACAACTGCCTAATAATCTTTCTAGCTCCATTAATCGTTTCATACAGGTTTATTTGCTTGACAGGGAAGTATGTCGTGTTTGGGCTGTTTTCCAGCTTGCATAACACGTCTTCTGCTGCTGCATGAAAGTCTCTAGCCATAATTGCATAATCATAACTAGAGCTATTGGATAGAATGACTTGCAATCTAAACAGCTTTTCATCTGTCATAACTTAAGACACTGCCCTCACTCCCTTCTATATTGACTTAATCTTTGCTGCTGTTGATAGATAGTTAACACCTATATGAGTAGTACATAAGCA